TCTGTCATACAAATGCCGCGTTTTGCTTCATTTGTAGCTTTGATTACTTTTGGTCTTTTAATTATTTCATATGGGTTCAATTTACTTTTAGCCCATTCTTGACGTGTATATAAAAAAGGGAAAAAATGGGCTAGAGCATCAGATTCGTCCCCAACCAACAAACTTTGATCGTCATTGAATATTTTCTTTAAATTAAATTGCTGGTTGGATACATTATTTTCAGCAGTTAATACCAACCCAATTAACTGCTGTGCTAAAAATCCGATGTTGTTGTTTGTTTGGTTGGTAAACTGCCGGTTAAATTAGTAGCGATATTCGTATTTTGATTATGACTAGGTATCGGCGGTTTTAATCCTTTAGCATTATAATCAAGTTGTTTTATAATTTCTGCTGTACGTGTTTTACTGTCAGCTTTATTATAATTATCATTTGCATTATCTCTCACATCAGTTGGTATCAGTGCATTTCTCCTATTTTCAGTTAACATTTCAGATATCTGTTGTTTTTTAAGTTCAGCATTTATATCATTTGCTCCTGTTTTAATGTTGGATGGTACCACTTTTTGGGCAGTTATATTCTGAGCATCGCCAAATGTTATTATTTTATCATTTTTATTCTGTTTATTATCTGGTGGCAATTCACTGATTGCATTTTTATCATCTTTTTGATCATCATTATTTTTATTTGATTCTTCATCATTCCCATCATCTTTTTCTTCTTCTTTCTTGTTATTATATTTAAATTTTTCTTCAGAGAAACCAGTTTTATTAGTTTCATATAAATCATCAAATTCATCAAAATCATAGAAAGTGTCAACTGCATCTCCATTATACCTTGTGGTTGGTGCATATGTATTGGTAATATTATGTGTAATAAAATCAATAACATTATACTGCATCTCAAAAACAGGGTCATTGTTTTTTACAATTATCAAATTATTAACACTTAGATTTAGTTTAAGTGCATATACATTATTCTCAAAAATATTCTTTCCAAATATATTATAATAATTTTTGATTCTATTTACAAATTTA